TTAGTTACGACCAATCCCCATTTGAACCATTAAATCACGTTCAATTTCTTCATTTTTCTCGTTCAGTCTTTTGTTAATGAAAAATGCATCAATTAATGTCCAGAATCCAAGGCCTCCAAGAGTTAAAGTCATACCAACAGCATACCCAACATCACCAAGATAATATCTGTGTCCACCCAGACCCCCTAAGAAAAACCATAATAACCATGCAACTAAAGGCTTTTTCTCTTTTTTGTCCATTTCTGAACGTAGTAATAGTAATTCATTTTGACTCATGTTTTGTTTAGCATGTAAATTCATATTTACAGCCTCCTTTATAAATTTTTATGATAAAGGCAAAATTGCCGAATATCCAAATTAATATTTTTCAATTTTTAAAGGTTCAAATTGTATCCTGTAACCATCGTATTTTACATATTGTCCAAACTTACTTTTATAATCATCAATAATATTCTTAAAGTGACTACGATCTATTTCTAAGCAAAGGCACATTTCGTATATATCTCCCCAATGCCCATGTTCATAGCATTTAATTAATCGTTCTAAGGGTAATATAAGTTTGTGGCCATATCTTCTAGCTCTTAATTCTTGTCTTGCTGCATCAACATTATATTGTCGTCTATATGCATTAGTGATATCACCATATGAAGTTTCATGATGCCCGATTTCTTCTGCAAGATGTCCATTTTGAATATAATAATCTATTTTCCCAGATAAAACGATGTTTCCATGAGGGCAATCAATATATCTTTCATATAATCCACCTAATTTAGATGGCAGATCATCATCTATTTCAATAGTCAGTTTCGGATAATTAGATAAAAGTTTCTCTCTAACTTGCATATATCTTACTCCTTACTTATTTCGATTATTTCTTAAATTGCGTCTCATTTCTATGTATGCTAATATTTCTTCTAATTCTTCTTCAGTGGCATCATCATCAATATGGGCAGCTATTGTCTCAGCAAATGAATTATTTTTAACTTCAGGTGCCTCATCCCACCCCATTAAATGACCAGGAGTAGTTCTTAGCTTTTCTGCTATTTTTTCTAAGGTTGTCGTCGGCATTTTTTCTATCTCACCTTTTTCATATCTAAAGATAGTTGATTCAGATACACCGACAAAATCAGCTAATTCACTAGCACTTATCTTTAATTCCTTTCTACGAGATTTAATTAATTCACCTATATTCATTTTGATGTCCTCCTTTATAAATTATTTTATAATATATCTTGCAAATATGCAATATAATAATTGCAATAATGCAATAAAGTTCTTGACTTGCATTATTGCATAGTCTATTATTTAATTATACTCGCATAAATGCAAGTTAGTGAGGTGATTAAGTGGTTGATGTTGAAGAATTAAAAAGAGTCATGGTGAATAAAGGTGTTACAAATGAAAGACTATCAGAAGAATTAAATATAGATCCATCGACTCTATATAGAAGGCTGAAAAACAAAGGTTCTAAATTTAATATCGAGGAAGCTCAAAAAATTAAAGAAGTCCTAAATTTATCTGATAGGGCAGCGATTAAAATTTTTTTTAAAAGATAACTTGCATAAATGCGAGTTTTCTCGATTACAACAATAAAGGAGGTAAATTATGCAAATATCAATTCCTGATGAATTCATTGAAGAACTTGTGATGAAGAAAGTTGAAGAAAAGTTGAACGATTGTAAACACATATATGCATCTATAAACATGAAAAAGTTAGTTGAATTAACTGGATTAAGCAAGACAACTTTGACAGATCATTATACGAATCACCCAGATTTCATGGATATAACAGTCAAGCATGGAACCAGAGTCTTGTATTTATATCCAGAGTGTCTAGAAGTGTATAGAAAACTTATAAAGGAGAAACAAAAAAAATGAAGTATTTATTAGCGATTATTATACAAGCGCTACTTACATTGGTAGCGGTATCAATTAGCTTAATTTATTGCATGGCTATTAACACTTCAATAGATCTATTAGCTTTAACAGTTACAATCATGTTTTTCTTAATGTTAATCATCTATGGAGGTACTGATGCAGGCAAGCTATTACAAGACAAATAAAAAACCGCATCTAAATTCGCAGTTTAGAAGCGGTTTAAGAAAAAACAGTTATGAAAATGAACAACTTAATTATATCACATGGAGGTTATGAAAATGAACAGTTTACAAGTATTTAATTTCGAACGATTACCAGTCAGAACGTTAGAAATAGACGGAGAACCATATTTTGTAGGAAAAGATGTGGCTGAGATTTTAGGATATGCAGACCCTTCAAGTGCTGTTTCTAAGAAAGTAGATTCAGAAGATAAAACCACATTGCCATTTCAGCAACCAGGTTCAAATTATCAAACTAACGTAACTTTTATAAATGAATCAGGACTATACGCATTAATATTCAGCAGCAAACTCGAATCAGCAAAACGGTTTAAACGTTGGATTACATCTGAAGTATTGCCAACCTTAAGAAAGACAGGATCATATCATGTTAAACCATTAACGACACAAGAACAGATCCAATTAATTGCAAAAGGAAACAATGAGCTTGTAGAACGTGTTGAAGCGATAGAAACATCAATACCAGTGTTTCCGGGAGAGTCTAAGCATATACATCAGACTGTTAAGAGAAAAGCAACTGAAGTAATGAAAAATCAATTCAACGGTATACCTATTAGCAAGATTAGTAGAAAAGTATATTCAGCATTATACAGAAGTTTATACACAGCATTTAATGTACCTAATTACCAAAGTATTCCGCGTGGCAAGTACCAGGATGCAATTCGTTTTATCGAGACGTGGCAATTACAAAGCGAAGTAGCTTATCAGATTAAAACAGATTTGAGAGGTGAAGTTCATGGCTACTAGATTCGGAGATGTAGACTTATTAAAACTAGAAGGATTTCAGGAATCAACTTCACATAATCTTGAATGGATTAAATCATTCGATAATTACAAAGCATTTATATATTTAAAAGACTCATGCTGGTATCTGCAAGTTGCTAAGTACGGTGTAGATGGAGTAGGCAAAACAAAAATGACAGTGCATAAGCAGTTTGCAGATCTTGAAGGATTACTTAATTACTTTAGAAAGATTGAGGGTGAATTTAATGTCAGAACAAAGAATTGAATCAAATATACAAGGATATGGCCTTGTATTTAAAAGTGTAATGAAAGATACAAGTATCGACATAGAGGCGAAAGCACTCTATGCATACTTGTCATCATATGCAGGATCATCTAGTACAGCTTTTCCTGGTGTTGAATTAATATGTGGTGAGCTAAATATAAGTGAAAGAAGATTCAAGAAATACAGAAAGCAATTAGAAGATGCAGGATATCTTACTGTAACTAGAAAGAGAACATCAAATGGATTCAGCAACAATATCTATCACATTAATCACGCATTAGTATCGGGTCAAAATAGTATCGGTACAAAACAACACGATAACAATAACGTATCGGGTCAAAACGTAACCCTACAAAATGTACCGTTACAAAACGTATCGACACAAAACGTATCGGAACAAAATGTAGGGACTAAGAATAACAGTCTTAAGAATAACAGTCTTAAGAATAACAATATAACAAATAACAGTACCACCAATGATAAAGGTGTGAATATCGATAAAGAAGAGCAAGTGGTGGTGGAGCAGGATGATAAAGAATTTGCATCGGTTTATAAATTCTACACAGAAAATATTAATCCGATTGTTAACAATACAACTGTAACTTTCATGTCAGATGATCTAAAAGAGTTTGGAATTGATTTGGTAATGTATGCCATGGAACAAGCAGCTTTAAATAACATCACAAGATATGCCTACATCCAAAGCATATTAAAACGCTGTAAAGCAGAAAATATTAAGACAAGAGAGCAAGCAGAATTCAAAGCATTAGAAAAAGCTCGACAACGTGGAAATTACAAGAATAATAACCAATCCAAAGAAATGACACCTGAATGGATTAAAAAACCATCTGATGAAGTACCAGCACATAACAACTCAAATGAACTGAGTGATGATGAACTTGAAAAGGAACGTGAGAAGTTAAGAAAAGAACTCGAAGAAAGTGCAAGAGAGTTTGAAGATAAAGGGGGTGTCAGACATCATGCATAAAGAAGTGACATTTACTAAAGAGCAATTGCTAGACATCTTAGACGGTAAGGTAATCGTAAAAAGAGATATAGATGGCATAATGCACCGCTTCATGATTGATAAATCTACCAGAGCCACAAAGTATTTCAAAGTGTATTACGACTTGCTGAGCAAGAGGAACAATACGGTAATTACAAACTTAAGTCAGATTGTCCAAGCAATTTCAGTTGAAGAAGCTGTAGAAGAAATAAAGAAGAAGTACGATGACCAGACATTAAGTATAGCCGTTAATAAAATCAGTGAAAGGAGGATGTGACATGAATAGATTACAAGCGTTAAAAATAGCCCTCTTAATCGTCATCTTGGCGGAGGAGATTAAGAGAGCTATAAGAGGACAAAAAGTAAGAGTAAATCTAAAGATAACAAATATTGGTGAATTCAAAGATGCAATTAAAGAAAATAATCTTTCTGCAATAAGAGATATTAAACCCATTTTAGATCAAGATTAATTTTTTCATCACATTTAGGACATTTGCCAACAGAGTTTTTAAAATGAATTTTTACTTTGTTTTCGCACTTAGGACATGTAATTTCAAGTTTAGAATTAGCAACATTCTTCTCAGCAATTTTATACATGTCTTTCTGAACACCTTTGAAGAACTTATCAAAATCATTTTTTCCCATATAAATCACCACCTTTCTTAATTGGATTAAGAAAATTATACAGTAAAAAGTTACAAAAGATAACAAAACTATGGATCGAAAAGGAGACTACCTGGATGACAATCAAAGTAATGGTATTCGAACGTAAAAATGAAAAAGAACGTTATATGTGTTCCAACTATCACGAGTGGCCAAGCTATGACGATGAGTATGGAGATGTAGAACTGAAAGATATTGAAAGAGCATATATGGTTTGGGAAAACGATTCAAAACCAGCTAACGATACAACTTTTAAAAATTGGTATGAAGATATGAAAAATCTTGATAAAGCAATTAGAGAGAAGTGGGGACAAGATGCTGTAAACAGTTTGAATCCTGATTTAATACTTGAAAATTATGATTACAGATTTATCAATATTCCTACTAGCAAATTAGAAGCGGTATTAGATATTGAGAGACATGGTTACGAATCAGAATATTTAAAGGAGTATTACAAAAATGATAAATAGAGTAGTCCTAGTAGGACGTTTAACAAAGGATCCTGAATATCGAGTTACTCAGTCTGGAATAGCTGTAGCATCATTCACATTAGCAGTTAATCGTACATTCACTAATGCACAAGGCGAGCGACAAGCAGACTTTATAAATTGCATTGTATTTCGTAAGCAAGCAGACAATGTTAATACTTACTTGCATAAAGGAAGTTTAGCAGGAGTCGATGGAAGATTACAATCACGTAGCTATGAGAATCAAGAAGGCAGACGAGTATTCGTAACTGAGGTTGTATGTGAATCAGTTCAATTCCTAGAACCGAAGAATTCAAGAAATAGTGGAGATCACTATGAAGATTATCCGCAAGCACAAAAAACAAGTGATTATGCAGAACGAGAGAAAAAGGCACAGGAGACAATGCCAGGTAATAATCCATTTGCTAATGCAGATGGGCCAATAGATATTAGCGATGACGATTTACCGTTTTAAAGAGGTGATTTAAATGTCTAGAGTATATCAAATCGTTTACGACAGACAATATTTTAAATATTTAGAAGTAGCAAAGGCAAATGGAATTAGTGAAATAAAGTATAGGCAGAGATTAAGAAGTGGGCATACACATGAAAATGCAGCAAGTCAATGGGATGGTACAGTACCGCAAAAGAGAGGCAGTAAAGAAACTGATATCAGAAATTACTTTAGATATAACATGCCAATGAAAAGAGAGTATCTCGAATATTTAAATCAAAATCAAGAATTCTATCAAGATATGGTCGAAGTATTTGGATATACAGATCAGATTAAAGGCATCTTAGATAAAACATATATTTCAGCAGGATATTGAGGTGTGAACAATGAATAAAATAATCAGCAGAGTATCAACAAACAACAAAAGTTTAGAAATTGGAGTAAACAACGTTGCAGTCATTGAGTTTAGACAAAGTGAAAAGGGCGGAACTATGGGACCTTTCGATATATATAACGCTTATGATAGCAAAGGAAAATTACTAGCAGTTGAAGGTTTCTTCCTAAAAGACGGATTACAAATTGAATACAAGAACGTAAGGCCTGAAAGACAACCTACATTATTCGATTATATGTGAAGGAGATAAGCTATGGACAGATATGCGAAAGCTATAATCAGTCAATTCACTGGATTGATTGATAGCAAAGTAGTGACAGAGGATGAAGTAACAAAAGAGTTACGTTGCGTGATCAGAGACAAAAGCGGTAGAGAAAGCAGAAAGTATTTTAGGGGGCATACCTGGAACGCAGTAGCTTATGAGATTAACGGATTTATGAATACGAAGGAATTTAAAGAGGTCTACGTATGGCCATTACAACCAATATATAACTAAAGGAGAATGAGCAATGACAAACGAATTAATTAAATATGCAAAACTGATTAGAGAGTGGTCTACAGAACGAGGACTACATGATAAAGATCCACGTAAGCAGATATTAAAGCTTGGTGAAGAAGCGGGAGAATTATTTGCTGGTATCGCTAAAAAGAAGATTGATTTAGTGAAGGATGCAGTTGGTGATGTATTTGTTGTAATCATCATCTACTGTCAGCAAAAAGGAATAAAAATTGATGAGGTACTAGAAGCATTTAATGTTACTCAAAGAAGTTATGAAGAAAATGACAACGATTCAACGCTATACAGTATAAAGCTGATGCAGAAAATTGGAATGTTAGCAGCTGACACCATATACAGCGATAACAACAATAATATTCGCTTACAAGTGACATGGGTGCTGGAAGACTTGCTTACAGTATGTCAGGTTAAAAACTTAGATTTTATCGAGTGCATAGAAATGGCATATAACGAAATCAAAGACAGAAAGGGCGAGATGAAAGATGGAACATTTGTTAAAGCATCAGATCTCGAAAACCACCATTAAGTCTAAGAAGTATTTGAAACAGTTTCAGAGGACAGTTAAGCAATCAGTAAAATTAATTGAAAGTAGAAATAAGGATGAACAAGAACAACGATGAAGAAAAGAAAGACATATTAGAACGAGTAAGAGAACTACTGAATAAATGATTTGAAGCGGTTAGCCGCTTCTTATCTTTATTTACATACAAGAGGTGTTAAATGGTAGCGCATTATAACAAGCAAGGTTTCAGAGGGCGATGGTTAGAAGATAGGATCGTTCAGACTAATAACATGTATCGACATAGAAATATAGCATTAGTGACAAAAGTTCCTACACCAACGGCAGTAACGAGAAAAGGTGACAAGCTTGTAGGAGCGAAATATATAGAGAAGTCCATCGTCGATTTTGTAGGCATATATCATACGGGACAGTTTATAGCATTCGATACTAAAGAATGTCAGCAGTCGAGTTTTCCTTTCAAGAACGTTAAGAAGCACCAGGAAGACTATTTGAACGATGTGAAACGGTTGAATGGCATAGCATTCATTCTCATATTCTTTCGTAACTTTAATGAGATGTACCTAGTCCATATTGATGAATACATGACTTTAAAAGAATCGTTAGGGCGTAAGAGTATACCTTATCAGTGGTTTAAAGAAAATAAAGTAAAAGTGAAGACACAGAATGGTTATTTCTTTGATTACTTGAACGCTAAGGACACAAACATATAGGAGTGATCATATGTTTAAGAAAGGTAAGTATATTAAATGTAAATCTACAGGTAATTTATATGTAATTACAGGATGCAGCAAGTCTCATATTTACTTCAAGGGTTGGGGTATTTCAGGCGGAATACCTAAAGTAGCGTTTAGTGATGATTTTACATTGGTTTAGGAGGGATTAGGAAATGATACCGAAGTTTAGGATTTTTGATAAAAAGAAAAAGCGTTTTTTAGACGATTTCGCAATGGAAATTGATAGAGATGGTATTAATGTACTAGATGAATTTAACTATGTGGTTGATGAAGACGATAGAGTACTCATGCAAGCTACAGGACTTACTGACAAAAATGGCAAGGAGATTTTTGAGGGGGATATTGTAAAAGCATTGAGTGAAGGATATTGTGGTACATTCCAGGTTGTATGGAGAAACGAAGGAACGCCAATGTACATACTATATCCAGCGTGGCAAAACGAACAGTTTTGGGACTTGAAAGGTGTAAATGGTGTTGATGATGGTATTGAAGTCATCGGCAACATTCATGAGCATCCAGAACTACTTGAAAACATTTAAAAGCAATCTTTTATCGAGAACAATTAGGAGGATTAATATGGAAATTAACAAACAAGATTTTGAAAAAGTGAAAGACTTACTATTGTATAAGAAAGTTATTGAGTGGAAAGAAGATTACATTATCCTAGAAGACGGAACAAAAGTTGAAGTTTACTGTTCAGATCATGACTGCTGTGCATGGGCTGATGGCACATTTAAAAATGTCGAACTTGATGCAGCAATTACTAATGTTGAATATAACGTTGTTAAAGACAACGAGTGGAATGAAGGTAGAGATACAAGAGAAAGTGAAGCAGTATTGACTTTATTCCATAATCAGAATGTAATTGCACAAAACATGGTGGAAGCTGATGGAGGTAATGGTGGATATTATTATAGTGTAGCTTCATTAAGAATTGGGAATTTTGAACTACCTATCTTAAATGCGTAAATTATAAGGAGGAAATGAGAGATGAGTAAAGACAAAAAAGAATATTACGTACTTTCTATACCTTATGATTCTGCTTACGGAATTTATAACACGTTCCAGCAAGCGCTAGAAGAGGGTAGCCGGCCTGAAAATGAATGGCTTAAATTAATACTTTATAAAACTAAAATGAACAGAGCATTGAAAAGTGAGGACGTAATAGGACGATTCAGAGATGGAAAGTATATAAGTTCAGAAGAGTAAATCACAAGGAGGAAATGAGAGATGGAAACAATAGAACTCATAATAGACAAGAATCAAATCGAAGCAATTCTTAATGGTGAGCGTATCGAACAAGAGGTTGACGGTATTAAATACGTCATTCGACAAAGCTACTTACAACCTATGGCAATGCCATTGGTTAATAGACCTATAAAAGCAATAAACACTGAAAATAATACAGTTATGAACAAGCGTTATTTTAATCATCTAGTGAACGATTCGTTTAATAGATAACTCACGAAAGGAGAGAGGAATTGTGGATTATGAAAAGATGTGGAATTCTCTTAAAAAACATATCGAGAAACAAAAAGAGAGTGTAGTAGGTTATTATGCTGACAATGTTTTGATAGAAGAGAAGACTTTTTACGATAATGATGAATTATCAATTAGAGCAACTCTTCTCAAAATGGGTGAGTTGGAAGAATTATTAGGTGACGTTGAGAAACTCGAAAAGGAGAATGACGAATGACTTGCACAAATGATCCAACACAAGATTTAAAACAAGTGATTAAATTTTATGAGTATCTAAAAGCTGAACGTGACCATCTAGAAATGATTGTATCTGAAACGATACATTACTTAGTTAAACAGATTGAAGTATATGAAAATGAAGATTTTGAAAATGGAGCTGAAGTTTTGAAAGATGTTTTAAATAAGATGAAAGATATAGAAAAAGAGAACACTTAGTGACTCTGCTAGTAAATGGAGTGCAGCTATAAGCAAAAACAGACACTTGAAGCGATCATAAAAAAAGAGCCTTCATGGCTCTGTATAATATACTCGACACCTATATTATATCAGAATCATGGAGGTTACTAAATGACTTTATTATTAGAGATTAAGAACCTGGACTTTATCAAAACAAGAAAGAATGTATACAAGCTATTTAACAAATACAACAGATTACTTTGTCTAATGCCAGTAAGAAGTTATCCATCTGTTACTCAGTCATTTAGTTTAGAACCACCAACAACAGTTAAGGATCTGAATAAGATTGAGTTAAGTGTATCGAAGAACATTGAGCGTGAGCAGATGATGTTAGAAAGACAACAATTAATGGATAATCTTCACAATGCTATTGATAATCTAAAGCCTGATGAAAAGTATATTATCGTTAATAAGTATCTACAGGAAGAGCGAGGTATAGATATTGATATTTATACAGAATTAGGTATAGGGAAGACGAAGTACTATGAGATTAAGAATGATGCTATTATACGACTTGCTTTTTATTTAGGGATGGAAGAGTATTCGGAGGTGACAGAGTAATGAATTTTGTAGAACCTATTCGTAATCCAGACATGATAAAAGCGATTGAGAGACATCTAAAAGAGCAGAATGAGCGTAACTATATATTATTCCTTATCGGGATATATTGCGGTCTAAGAATATCGGATATATTACAGTTAAGAGTTTCATCTGTGCAGGGTAACACAATTAGATTGAGAGAACAAAAGACAGGTAAGCAAAGAAAGATAGTAATCCATAGGAATTTAAAAGGACCTTTAAATGATTTTATAAAAGGTAAACCACCTGAAGAATTTATTATAAAGTCGCGACAGGGATTTAATAAACCGATTAGTCGAGATATGGCGTATAAGATATTGAGAGAACTAACAGATTACTTTGACCTGGAATCAATCGGTACTCACTCGATGCGTAAGACTTTCGGATATCATTATTACAAAGGAACGAAAGATGTGGCTACATTGCAGAAGATATTTAATCATAGCAGTGAAGCAATCACATTGAAGTATATAGGAATAACACAAGATAGCATTGATGAAGCAATGACTAATTTTGAATTTGTATATTGAAAGGGAGATAACTATGAGGAAATATTATTATGCAATGGCATCAGTTGATGAGGGCATAGAAATTTATTGGGTAAAGTCATTTAGTAAACGATATGCTAAGTTCAAGCTTATCAAATATATTAGAAAGAAACTTAGGCCTACAGGATATGAACCACCTTTAAAATTTATGATGTATAGATATTGTAAAGATGAAGAACCAATATTAATTTATAAAGAAATGAGCTTATGGTGATAAATAGATCTGATATAAATCAGGTCTATTTTTTATATTTAAAACCCTTTAGTTACATAAAGAGTTATGCATATATAAGCTATGTATAACTAATTTTCAGAAAACTTGTGGAAGTATTGATATATAAAGGGTTATAATATGTTTGTGAGTTATACACAATATTATATATGAATAACTGAAAGGGAGAAGGAAATGGGTATAGAGAATTGGACGTTAGTTGCAACTATAATCGGTTCATTGGCTAATTTTGCTGTAGCTTACTTTACTTTTAAAGCTGCTAATTCAGCAAAAGAATCTGCAATAGTAAGTAAAAGAATGATGGAGATTGAGCAAGATGAAAGAGCTCCTAAGTTATTGGTGAAAGAAGTAGTATCAGCACGTACCTCTAATTTTATAGATATCGTAAATATAAATGATAAATTAGTGTATGATTTAAATATTAAGTTTTCTATATATTATGAACCTGAAAGGATAGCATTAGATGAAGAAACTATAGCGATGTTAAGTCCAAATAAATCACATCGAATATATATACCTAAAGTGTCAAAAATAATAAATAAAAAATTAATAGAAGAACATAATAAGTCTAAACTATTTTTTGTAAATATAGATTATACATTTAGAGCGAGTGATAAAAACGTTGTAGAGGGTTCAAATAAGTTGATAGGAAATATATACAAAAATGATTTTGGAGAAATGGTTTATGATATCAAAAAATATATCTTAAGATAAGTTATATCGCGAACTTTTCGCGAACTTTTGACGGACTTTTTGCGAACACATTTATTATTTAGATGTATTAATATTATATTGTAGATTAATATATCAAGGGCACGAGTGACATGCTTGTGTCCTTTTTATTTGGTGGTGAAGCAATGGCGAGCAAGTCTGATAGTGTATGCGCATATCCTGGATGCAGTAGAACAACGAGTAGTAGATACTGTGATGTACATAGTGATACGGCTAAGCAGAAACATAAAGAGTATGATCGTGAACGCACAGACCAACAAGAAGTTAGCTTCTATAACTCTAAACCATGGAAAGATGTTAGAGCGGCTGTACTTCAACGTGACTTCTATTTATGTCAACAATGTAAGCGTCAGGGCATTACAACCTTTGGCAACATAGTGCATCACATAGTAGAGCTTAAGGATGACTGGTCTCTGAGACTAGACATGAACAACCTAGAGACCGTATGTAGTGCATGTCATAACCAAGAGCATACCAAGACAAAGAAGGGACTTAATACGAGTACTAAGAATCAAGTAATAGTCGTTGTCGGCTTACCTGGAAGTGGTAAGAGTACCTTTGTAGATAACAATTGTGACAAAGTGAAAGACATCATTATAGATATAGAAGAATTAATATCAAATGTATCTAATAGACCACTTCATGATAGAACACATAATGCCTATGACTCTGTTGAAATGGTCAGTGATATGGTCAGTACTGTATTAGACAATCTTACGTTAGAAAAGTATAAGTTCAGACGATTATGGTTAGTTAAACCAACTTTAAGTACATCAGAATCGAATAAGGTTAAACGTATCAACTGTAAATTTGTACACATTGTCAGACAAAGAAGTCTATGTGAACATACAGTAGAAGTTGCAGGCAGAACGATTCAAAGCAATGTATTCACTCAGATAGAAGACAACATAAACAAAATGAAACAGATTTTAAAAGTGGAAGAGTATGAAGCTTACGAAAAAATAAAATTTTAATTCATACCCCCCACCTTAAATCTCTAAGAAAAACCGTCGAAACAACGGCGCCCCAGTCAAACGCACACAAAATTCGCTCAAAAAAATCTCAGTATAGCAAAAAAGGAGGTGCATTACATGGGAAATCAAGCACAACCAATCGATTTACAATTAATACATGGCAATAAGAATCGAAGAACTAAAGCGGAAATAGAAAAGCGTAAAAAAGCTGAAGAAGCATTGAAAGCTGCAAAGGATAAACTGAAGCCACCGACATGGCTTGATAAGTTGGCCAAGAAAGAATTTAGATATATTGTAGATCAGATGTCAGAACTTGATGTATTGAATAATCTTGATGTTCATGCTTTGTCAATGTACTGTGATGCATACTCTAACTATGTTGAGATTACAAAGCTAATTAATGAAACAGGTTTAGCTAGACGTGTCGTTGTTGATTATACAGAGGACAATGAACCTATTTATGAATTGGTGATGGATAAAGAAGCGATACTAAGGAAAAAGCAATTCTATGATCAGGTAAGACAGTTAGGTATTCAGTTTGGTTTTACACCATCTGCAAGAGCAAAAATGGCACTTGCGCAAGCAAAGGCAGAAATTGAAAAAGAAGATGATGACTTTGAGGATGTGTAATGATGGAATTAAAAAACTATCTTATTAAATACTCAAATGATGTTTTAAGCGGAGATATAATCGCTTGTGAAAAACACAAGTGGGCATGTCTTCGCTTTTTAAGTGACCTAGAAAGAGAAAAGCTTAAACAATTTCCTTATGTATTTAACGAAGAAAAAGCATTGCGATTTTTAAAATGGATGACAAAGTTCAAGCACACTAAAGGGCGATTACGTGGGACACCAATCGTACCTAATCCAATTCAAATATTCATATTTTCAAATATATATGGTTGGGTACATTATCAGACCGGTTATAGGCGATTTTCTTTAGCATACTGGCAAGTTGCCCGTAAAAATGCAAAATCACAATCATTATCATGTGTAGGATCATATGAAGCTAGTGCACTTGGTGAAGGTATGTCGGAAGTATATATCGGTGCTACTAAAAAAGAGCAAGCAAACATTATTTATAATGAGCTATCTGCTCAAATAAAGCAATCTGAATTCAAAGATAAGTTTGAAGCTAAATATGGCCGTATCGTTCATTTAAAATCAGACTCAACAATAAAATCATTATCAAAAGAGGATAATAAAAAAGGTGATGGATTTAACCCGCAATGTGGATTGATAGATGAGTATCATCTTCACGATACGACAGAAGTATATGACGTAATCCTAACTGGTATGGGAGCTCGTTCTCAACCTTTAATGTTTATCATTACAACTGCTGGTAATGATTTGAATAAACCATGTTATACAGTTGAATATGATTATGTCTCAAAAATATTAAATCCTAATATCCCTATAGAAAATGATAACTACTTTGTGATGATAAACGAGTTAGATAAAGATGACGATATACGTGATGAAAAGAATTGGCCAAAAGCGAATCCGATTGCAGCATCTCACGAAGAAGGTATGAACTACTTAAGAAAAATGTTGAAGCGGGCATTAGATGTACCTTCATACATGAAGACATATCTTACTAAGAATATGAATATATGGGTAGATGCAAAAGATAACGGATACATGAAGATGGATAAGTGGAACGCTTGTGGCCAGGAAGTGCCGAATAATTTAGAAGGAAGAGAATGTTATGTCGGTGTCGATTTATCAAAGAAAATTGACTTAACTTCTGTTAGCTTTGTATTTCCTAATCCAGACGGGACATATGACGTTAGATCACATTCATTCTTACCTGAAGAAGCGTTAAAAGAAAGAGAAAATACAGACAAAGTACCTTATTCTATGTGGGTTGAAGAAGGGTATTTAACTGCTACTCCAGGAGATGTAGTTGATTATAACTATATTGAGCATTATATCGATATTATAGTGAGGGAAAAAGGATGGAAAGTAGTTGAAATTGACTTTGACCCGTATAATGCAACGCACTTCTCCTCTAATATGCAATATAAAGGCTATAAGACGGTTGAAATATCTCAGACTATGAAAGTGTTAAGTGAGCCGACTTCGTTCTTTAGGGAGTGTGTTTTTGAAGGGAAAGTAAGACATGATAATAATCCAGTTTTAACTTGGGCTGTTTCAAATGCGATTGAAAAATCAGATGCACAAGGAAATATAATGCTAGATAAACAGAAATCTAAAGACAGAATTGATCCAATAGCATCTACAATATTCGCATTTGTCAGAGCGATGGTTGATGAGGGACCTTCGATTAATGATCATATCGCTAGTCAGGAATTCACATTTTAGGTGGTGCACAAATGTTAGAAAAATTATTAAGAATGATATTGCTATTTTTAGATGACATGCTGCTGATTGCAGGCATGTCATTAATTGTTACCGCAGCATTTATTATTGGAATCGTATATGGATTAGTTATTGCTGGAGTAATGCTGATTGCTCTAGCTTATTTGATAGGTAGAAAGAGGTGAGTAAATGTTATTTAGTAGTAAAAAATCATTAAGTGTAAATAATGAAATATATACTGGCAGTCAAAATTGGTTCAACACAATGTTTAATTCTGATATATCTTCAAAGATTACTGAAGATACAGCAATTAAAACAAGTGAAGTTTATACATGTATTAAAGTTCTTGCCGATGATATTGCAAAATATCCGATATCAGTTAAGCAAAAAACGAATAATAAGTTAACAACAGAACATACGCATCCAGTTCATATTTGCTTGAATAAGCAACCGAATAAGAATATGACACCATTTGTATGGAAAAGATTAATGATATTTCACATGATGTTATATGGTAATGCATATAACGTAATTATAAGAAATAATAAAGGCGAAGTAACAGAGATATTACCATTAAGCCCATTAACGACGTCAAAAACATACGATAGAGATAATGCAAAATATGTATATTTTACAACATTAAATGGTAAGCATTACAAGATTGATACTGATGATGTGCTTCACTTTTTAGAACTAAGTTTTGATGGACATGTTGGCCTTTCACCTATAGAAGTTATTAGAGAAAACTTGGCCACAAATATTGGCGGAAACAAACACCAGGCAAAATTTTATCAAAAGAGTGCTATTCCAAGAGGTATTTTAAAGACTACTGAAATTGTTAGCCCTGAAAACAAAAAGAAATTACGTGAAGCATGGTATGAAGTAAATAATGAAGAAGATGTTGCAATTATGGACGCTGGACTTGATTTCAGTACAATAACTATTCCTCAAAAAGATGCACAATTCATTGAGTCGATGAAATTTAACAAACTACAGATTGCTGGTATCTATAAAGTGCCACCGCATAAAATTGGTGAGTTAGATCGTGCGACATTTTCTAACATTGAGCAACAGTCATTGCAATATGTCATAAATACGATTCTTCCTATAGTTACAAACTTTGAGCAAGAATGTAACGTTAAATTACTTAATATTGTTGATGAAACAGAAAATCGTTACTGTAAATTCAATCTTGAAGCTGAACTACGTGGAGACAGTGAATCAAGAGCGAAGATGTATGAAACTATGCAACGCATTGGAGCCTATAATATAAATAACATATTAGATCTTGAAGATATGCCTTTACTTGAAGATGAATTAGGTGACATGCATTTTGGTAACTTGAACTTAGTTCCACTAGATATTATGCGAGAGTACCAGTTATCTAAAGCTAAAGGCAGCAAATCTGATAGTAAAGGAGGTGATAATCAAAATGCCGACTAAATTCTATTCGATGAAAGTATTAAACGAAAGTACAGCAGAAATTGATATTTATGGTGCGATTGAGTCTGAAGGATGGTTTAGTGAAAGTTCAGCAAAAAGATTCAACAATGAATTAAAGGAACTTGGAGATGTAAGTAAGATTTACTTAAACATTAACAGTCAAGGTGGTGACGTATTTGAGGGACAAGCGATTTATTCAATGCTTAAAAGACATAAAGCTCATATTGTTTCTCGTATTGATGGATGCGCTGCCTCCATAGCAAGCGTAATCGCAATGGCTGGTGATACTGTTTCGATGCCAAACAACGCAATGTTAATGATTCATGATCCTTGGACGTTTGCGATTGGGAACAGTCGTGAAATGCGAAAAGTTGCAGATGACTTAGATAAGATTAATGAATCTATCGTGAATACTTATCTAAACAAGACAGATGGTAAAACAACTGAAAGTAATATCAGAACGATGATGCAAGAAGAAACGTGGTTAAGTGCGGATGATGCACTTAAATATGGATTTATCGATGAAATTACAGAAGAAGTTAAAGTTGCTGCATCTATTGACAAATCTTTTGCAGAACGTTATAAGAATGTTCCTAAGAACCTAATGAGAAACGATGAATTAGAATCTGAAAAAGCTAAGGCATACGCTCAAATTATTGAGTTAGCCAAACGATAGCTACGAGGTGATCTAAATATCTCGACGCAAGTTACGTCGTTAAATAATTACTCAACTGCATGTCATTTATGACGATGCTTATTTTTTATGCAATCTACATCAAAAAACAATATAAATTGGAGGAAAAGAGATGAAATTAAAAGATTTACAAGCATTACGTGCTAAAGCTTTAGATGAAGCAACTGAAGCAGTAGACAGTGGAGATATGGAAACTTATAAAGCGAAGTATGAAGAAGCAGAGAGTTATTTAGCGCAAATTAATGCTTTAAACGATTTAGAACAAGCTAAAAATATTAAGACAGTAGTTGATTTCAATGTTATGCCGGGTTCTGAATCAAAAAAAGAAGTACAAAATGAACTTAAAGCATTTGCTAACTATATGAGATCTGGAGAAGTTTCTGCCGCAATGGTAGAAAAGACTGATGAAGATGGTGGATATATCGTACCTGAAGACATCAGCATGAAGATTAATGAATATAAACGTAACTTCGAGTCTTTAGAAAACTTGGTTAATGTAGAACCGGTAAGACGTCCTAAAGGTTCACGTTTATATGAGAAGTTAGGAGATATGACTCCATTTGTTGCTGTTGAAGAAATGGGTGAGATTCCTGAAATTGATGGTCCTAAATTTGAACGTATCGTGTATGACATCAAAAACTACGCTGGTATCTTACCGATGTCGAACGACTTAATCCAAGATAGCGATGAAAATGTTATTGATTATGCTGCTCGTTGGGGTGCACGTAAATCTGTAGTGACTCGTAACTCACTTATCTTAAATGTTATTAAGACTTTAAGTGCAGTAACACTTAAAACAACAGATGATATTAAGAAAGCAATGAATGTAACGTTAGATCCTTTATTCTTAACAACTTCTGTTATCGTTACAAACCAAGATGGTTTTAATTTCTTAGATACTTTGAAAGATAAGAATGGTAACTACTTAATGCAACCACTTGTTACTGATCCAAGTAAACGACAAATCTTTGGTAAAGAAGTGAAAGTAATCGGTAATAAATTCTTACCATCTGAAGGAACCGTAGCACCATTAATCATTGGTGATCTAAAAGAAGCGGTAACGTTATTTGACCGTCAGCAACAGTCTATTTTAACAACAAATGTCGGTGGTAAAGCATTCACTCGTAACTCTACGGATATGCGATTCATCGAACGTGAAGACGTTAAATTAGTTGATAAAGCAGCTGTTGTATACGGTAAGCTTGATACTGCTGTAATTGAAACTGTTTAGGAGTGAATAATTATGGAAGTGACATTGCTTGAAGAAGTTAAAGAATTTTGCAAAATTGACGGAGATGAAGAGGATGTCACTCTCAATTCATTGATTGAAGCGGCTAAACTCTTCATCTTGTCAAAAACAAATTATCGTTTCGGATTTTTCGAAGATGTTAATGAACAACCTATGGAAAATCAACAAGCTATTCTTGCTTTAAAAATGTTAGTGATGCACTGGTATGAGAATAGGGAGCCAACAGGACAAGCAGAATTAATTACTTATTCTCTCAATGCTTTAATCATTCATTTATCTATTGAATATGGTGGATTTAAATATGAAACCATATAGAAAAGTAAATGAAAAAGTAGGCAGATTAGATAAAAGAATTACTATCATCACTACTAATGATGTATCAGAAGATGGTTGGAATAATAACGAAGAAACTGTATTTCACAAGTGCTGGGCGCAATTAGTCGATATTCGAACGAGAGATTATAATTCTGCAGTTCAAGTTGGTACTGAAAATCAAATCTATTTTAGGATTAGATTTAAAGAAGGTATCACAACTGATATGAGTATTCGTTACAAAGATGAACATTACTCAATCGTTGATATGTTAGATAAGGATGAACGGTTATCATACATGTATATCGTTGCAAAGCGTACAACGTTATGAGTTTAAAGACATCTGGCTTTGATAATGCTAATTTGAATAAGTTGCTAATGAATATCAATGGCGCACGTAACAAAGTGGTTCAAGCAGGTGCAGAAGTACAGTTTAAAGCTATTAAGAAGGATATCTTTGTTGATACAGGTAAAGCGAGAGATAGGCTTGTAATAGGTAAACCACATCAAAGAAATGGTGAAACGATAATTAAAATTGGTTGGCCAGAAGGTAGTAAGGTTGAATATAGGGCTCATTTTGTCGAATGGGGCACAGTTCATCAGAAACCACAAATGAAAATAACGAATGCAGTAAAAAATTCAATGGAAACTAAAAAGAGAGCAATGAATGCTGTTATGAGAAGGGAGTATGGTTTGAATGGATGATCCATATAAATTTATTCGGGATATAATCGTTTCTAATAGCGAAATCGTAAAAATGATTCCTTCAGCTAATGTAAGAAATGTAGATATTCCTGAAACTTTGAAAAGTTCTCCGCCATACATCAGAATAACGCTTTTAGATGCTCCCGATTTATCTTTCGGAGATGGTGAAATTAGAGCAGCAGGATATTATTTTCAAGTTGATATATGGCAAAAAACAGGTTTATTAACTTTAGGTAATAAGGTTAAGAAATTACTTAAGCAAAATGACTTTAGTTGTGTTGATTTTTTAGAAGCCCACACAGAGAAGGTATCAGATAACGTCACGCTCTATAGAGATGCGAGACGTTATTTTTATGCATACGAATTAAGAGAAGAAGAAATTTATTAAAAAATAGGAGGATTTATATATGCCATTAGTAAAAATTACAGAAACATTAGCTTCAACAGTAAACATTAGCGGTTTTCACTTTGCAGAATTAACGACAGATGAAGCAGGTAAGGCACCAGTGTATGGTGAAATCAACCATATTCGCGGTGCACAAGATATCAAAGTAAATCCAAGTGAAGATATGATTGAAAACTGGGGAGATGGAGAAGTTCAAGAGTCTGCAGTGTCTCAAGGTAAGACTAAAGTAGATTTACAAGCATTTGCGATTCCTTTAGAAACGCGTGCATTTCTTGCAGGTTTAGAAGTAGATGAAGATGGATTGGTTACAAAACATGGTGGTGTTTTGAATCCACCAACAGTTGGAGCAGTATTCTACAAAGAACGTAAAAACAAAGACATCGAATGCGTTGCGCTATTACGTGGAGTATTCCAAGTAGAAGGAGACCAAGGTAAAACAGCTGACGATAAGATTGAATTTGGTAACCAATCAATTACAGGTGAGTTCTCTGGTCGTATTTCAGATGGTTTAGTGGAGCATCGTAAGTATATCAAGAAAGATGATTATGAAACATTAGATGGATTCTTTACTAAAGTGTTTGGTAAAGCTGCACCAGTGACGGCAACGCCTAAGGGTTGGAAAGCACGTACTATTTAATAATTAGGAGGAATATTTTATGACGACTAAGAAAACTGAACCAGAAACTACAACATCTAAAGATGAAAAGAAAGAAGAGTATGTTGTAGTTATTCCTTTTTATGATGCTGAAGATAAAGGAAAAGAATATTTAATTAATGATCCATATCCAAAACCAGCAAGTAAAAAAGTAACTCAAAAACGCATTGATCAGTTATTAAAGCATGAAAATGGTAAATCATATATTCGTAAGAAGTAAAACATCAGGGGACTTGTTCCCCTTTTATTTTGGCCAAAATAAAAGGAAAAGAGGAATTTATAATGACAGAAGAATTAAATTTAGAACAAGAAGTAGAAAAGGACTTTTTAAAGGAGATTACATTAGTTAATTCAGCAGGCGCAGAGCGTACAATTACAGCACCTAAAGTTATCCCAGGGCGCGTGTATCGTAAAGCAATTTCACTAGGATATAAAGAACGTAAATTAACTTATAAGAATGATGGAAAAGGGAAATACGAATTAGACGAAGAAGGTAACTTTATTCCAGAACGATTCACTGAAGAAAAAGAACTTGAATTATTAAATGTTTACGAAGAATTTATTGTTGAATACTTTAATAATCAATTCACTGTAGAAGAGTTACAAGATGGATTAGATGCACGTATTTATCAGGAAACGTTGTTACACGCATATCATAGTGCGTTGGGAAACCGTACGGTACCAGTGAAGAAATAAGCGATGAAGATATTGAAGATGTAGATCTTGATGATGTTGTGAGAATGTTTGATAAAAACATTGCAGTCATTGCCAAATATTTCAACACTTCTCCATTAGAAATAATGAATGGAGATTATCATTACTACATGTATCAATATAATCTAGCGATAGAAGATGAAGTTAATGCTTCAACTTCAAATAATAAAAAAGTCGAAAGCCTATTCGATGCATTCTAGTGAGTGTATTGAATAGGTTTATTTTTTTGGGAAAGGAGGATAAATATGAGCGTAATTGGTGAACCAATTGGTAAATCGGTTGTTGAAGTTGGTCTTGATGATAGTAAGTTAGTCAAAGGATTATCAAATTTAAATGCTCAAATGCGTTTAGCAGATAATACCTGGAAACAATCACTTTCAACATTTAAACAATCAGATAGATCAATTGAAAAATTATCTGTAAGTGTTAAAGGTATGAGTGATAAGTTAAAGGCACAATCTCAGATTGTTGAAGCTCACAAGCAAAAAGTAGCTAAGCTCACGAGTGAATACGGTGAAACACATACTAAAGTAATTAAAGCGAATGCTGAATTAAAGAAACAAGAGGCGACATTTGGTAATTTAAAACGTTCTATCAGTGAAGTTACTAGTGAGATTGAGCAACTAAAGAAAGCAGAACAAATCAATAATTCTCCATGGGGTAAAAGAAGTCAAGAACTACAACTTTATAGTGATAGACTTTCTGCTGTTGGAGATAAGATGACGAGTATCGGACAGAATATGTCTATGACTGTAACTGCTCCGATTGCTGCTGGATTTGGTGCAGCTGTTAAAACATCTATGGACTTTGAAGCACAGATGGATAGAGTTGGTGCTATTTCAGATACTACAGGTAGTAAATTTAATAATATGACAAAACTTGCTATGGAACTTGGTGCAAGTACTACGAAGTCAGCATCTGAAGTAGCAAAAGGTATGGAAGAAATGGCTGCAAAAGGCTATAATGCTAACCAAATTATGCAAGCTATGCCTGGTATTATTTCTGCTGCTGAAGCTTCTGGAAGTGATATGGCGCAAACTGCAGAAGTAATGGCTAGTGCTATGAATGCCTTTGGTATTGAAGCAGGGAAATCAGGACATGTTGCTGACGTTCTCGCTCAAACTGCAAATCAATCAGCAGCGGATATTACAGACATGCAATATGCACTTAAATATGCTGCAGCACCTGCACATTCTTTAGGCATGAGTTTAGAAGAAACAAGTGCATCTATTGGAATGATGGTTGATGCAGGTCTTAAGGGTGAGCAAGCAGGTACTACATTGCGTGGTGCGTTATTAGGTCTATTAGATCCGTCTGAGCAAAACTCAAAGACGATGGATAAGATGGGAATTGCAATCACTGATAATGAAGGTAACTTTGTTGGAATGTCTAAGCTTATTGGTAATTTACAAGAATCAATGGAAGGTATGACAGATACTCAAAAAGCAGCGACTTTATCTCAACTTGTTGGAAAAGAAGCAGTTTCAGGTATGTTGGTCATGATGCAAAAGAGTCCTGAACAAATCGACAAAATGACAAATGCTTTAGAACAGTCAGATGGAGCATCTAAGAAAGCAGCAGATGCAATGATGGACAACTTAAAAGGCGCAGTCGAAGAAATGAAGGGTGCCTTTGAAACGTTAGGTATTCAAGTTGGCCAAGATTTAACTCCTATGATTAAAGGCCTTGCAGACGGTTTACAAAGGGCAGCAACTAACTTCTCTGAAATGCCTGGTTGGGCTCGTAAAACTGCAGTTGGAATTGGCCTGGTTGCAGCTGCAACAGGTCCAGTTATATTAGGACTAGGAATTGTTGCTAAATCTGCAAGTACTGCAGCATCTGGTTTATCAAGGTTAACAGGAACATTTGCAAAGAATACTGTAGCAGCAGAAGTTAATGCAGCGGCAAATTTAGCAGCTGGAGCATCTATTGAAAAACAGGGTGGAAAACTTGGGAAGGTTACAGGATTATTCACTAATCTTAGTAAAGGTGCAACTGGTGCAGCAGGTTCTGTTGGTTTATTAGGTAGAGCAGGAAGTATTGCAACTAAAGGTATAGGATTATTTGCTTCTGGTCCAGTGGGTATTGCAATTGGAGTTGTTACAACTTTAGCTACAACGTTTAAACTCGCTTATGATCATATTGGTTGGTTTCATGATGGTGTTGAAAATACAAAGAAATTACTTGGAGAAGTAGCATCAACAATTGATTTTGATTGGGTTGGCAACTTAGGTAATGGTATAAAAGATACTGGTAAGTGGTTAGCTGATTCTACTGGTAAACTTGCGCGTTTTGGATTTGAAATCAGTCCTATTGGCATGATCTCTAAAAACACGTTTAAAGTAGTAGGAGATTCAGTAAAGAAAGCTACAGATACGGTTGATGTCTTTGGAAAAGGTGTCGGCAAGTCAACCAAGAAAGTGCTACAAGAATATACAGACCTTTCAATGAAAGCTTCTAAAAAACTTGAAGATCTTAAGATTAGTCACAAGACAATCGGTGACCAACAATATAAAGAAGTTGTTTCTATTTATTCAAAGATTAATGATGATGTTACGAAAAAACTTGATGAACGTCATAAGAGAGAAACTGATGGACTTAAAAAGTTGTTGGCAGATACGAAAGGTATATCGAATCAAGAGAAACAAAGAGTATTAGCAGAAGCACAATCAGGAAATTTAGCAGAAGTGAAAGCAGCTAATACGATAAATAAGAAGATAATGGATATTTACAAAAAAGCTAAAACTGAAAAGCGTGCATTAACACGTACTGAAGAAAATAAGATAGCTAACTTACAGAAACAAATGGATCAGAAAGTTGTTGCTTCATTAAGTAATAGTGAGAAAGAGCAAAGAATTATATTAGGAAGATTAAAGAGCAACAAGAAAACTCTTTCTATTCAAGCTGCATCTGAAGTGATTAAAGCGTCAGCTAAAGAGCGTGATGACTCTATTAAGAATGCACGTAAAAAACGCGATAAAACCATAGATGAAGCGATATATCAACGAGATATTACAAAAAATATATCTAAAGAACAGGCAGATAAAATTATTAAGGATGCAGAAAGACAATATAAAAAGTCAAAAAATAGTGCTGAATCTCAACACAAAGATGTTGTTAAAGAAGCCGAACGTCAAAATAAAGGTGTTAGAAGAGAAATTGATTCTCAAACAGGTAGAGTTCTATCTAATTGGGAAAAATTAAAAAAAGATACTAAACCTATAGTCTCTTTGATCACTAGTTTTTCGGTTGGAAAATTTAAAGAAATGTATAAGGGTGTTACAAAATGGATTGGAGATTCCAAAGAATATATTAGCGATACATTTTCAAAGATTTATAAAAATATATCCAAAACTGCAGAAGATATTAGAGAAGCCACTGTAGATAAATTTGAATCTATGTACGATGGAGCAACAAAATGGGTAAGTAACATCGGTAAGTTTATTACAGATTCAAAGAAGGGTATCACTGATAAAGCATCTAGCATGGGTAAAAGTGTTGCAAATGGAGCAATCGGTGGACTTAATGGCATGATTGATGGAATTAATAAAATTTCATCGGGTATCATGGATAAAAACTTATTAAGTAAAATTCCTACACTTTCTACAGGAACAGTTAAAGATGGTGCTATTGCAAAACCAACACTTGCAGTTGTGGGAGATAAAGGTCCTGGTAATGGTCCAAACGGTTACCGTCAAGAAATTATACAAAGAGCAAATGGTGATATGCATTTGACACCAGCTAAAGACACGTTAGTTCACCTTGGTAAAGGTGATCGCGTATTGAGTGGTTCTGAAACTTATTCTATGTTGAATGGAAGTATACCTCACTTCAGCAAAGGGACGGATGATAATTTTTATTCTAAATTGAAAAAAGGTGCTCATAACGTTAAAGAACATGCTATGGATGGCATTGGTGCAGTGAAAAAGGGTGTAAGTCATAAAGTTGGCCAAGCAAAAGATCTAATTGGTGACATTATGGATTATATTGAAAATCCGAAAGCTTTAGTAGATAAAGTTCTAGATAGTATGGGTATTGATTTCAGTGGTTTAGGAGCAACAGGAACGCTAGCTAAATCTGCTTATAATAAGTTAAAGACTATGCTTCAGAATAAAGTTAAAGATTGGTTTGAGTCATCAGGAGGAGACGGATTTAATCCTTTTAGCAATTGGAAGAAAACTCCTGGACGAGGTTGGGCAGCTGGTGGACATGCTGGTATCGACTATGCAATGCCTGCTGGAACTCCGATTCCTTCACCAATAACTGGGGAGGTATTACAATCATGGTTCTCTCCTTATAAACCGTCTGGTGGTAATGAGGTTCAGATATTTGCTGATGGATTTACTCACATTCTAATGCATATGTTGAATGGCAGTAGAAAAGTGAAAAAAGGAGATCGTGTTACTGCAGGTCAGATTATAGGTAAAGTAGGTAACACAGGTAACTCGTTCGGTGACCATTTACATTGGCAAGTAAATAAAGGTCGAGGATATATGCGTAATGAAGATTCAATAGATCCTGAGCTTTGGGCGAGAAAATACGCAAAAGGTAGTTCTGGTAAAGGTACGTGGACAAGTCAAATCAAAAAAGCTGCTTCAAAAATGGGTACTAAGGTAAACAATCAAGACATAAGTGATATTATGTCATTGATTAATAAGGAATCTAGTGGCAATGAGACGGTTGTTCAACATGGTTATGTAGACAGAAATACCGGTGGAAACGAAGCTAGAGGATTACTTCAATATACTCCAGGGACTTTTGCTGGGTATAAAGTACCTGGTTACGGTAATATTCTTAGTGGATATAATCAACTACTCGCCTTCTTTAATAACTCAAACTGGCGCGGTGATTTATCAGCATGGCAAAGAAGAATTGCAAGCGGTTCTACAGGATGGGGCCCAAGTGGTTCAAGAAAGTATTCAACTGGTGCATATATCAATGAGTCACATAATGCAATCGTTGGCGATAAAGGACCTGGTAATGGTCCTAATGGATTTACTAGGGAACTTATTCATCGTTCTAATGGTGATGTTCAACTGACACCAAATAAAGATACGTTGGTTAATCTTGGTAAAGGTGATAGAGTACTAAACGGCAGTCAAACATATTCTATTTTAAGTGATATGTTTCCAAAATTCAGTAGAGGTACAAAGCAAAAAACACACAGAGTTAAATGGGGAGACACGCTTTGGGACATCTCCCGTAAGAATGGTACTACTGTTAAAGCATTGCAATTATTAAACGGTATTAAAAACCACTTAATCTATCCTGGTCAGATTATCAAATTAACAGGGTCTATTAATAATTTAAGCAATAATGTATCAAAGCAGACTAAAGTACAATCTAAGCCTAAAGCATCTACTTCGTATATCAGTAGAGCACAATCTCTTTACAATACTGGTAAGTCAATTCTTAACAGAGGTAAATCAAGTAATAAAGTCACTGGTAAAGATGATGTTAATCTTGGAACTTTGATAATGAATAATACTAAGAATTTAGGTTCATTATCACTTGAAGCTGCACAGAAGAATATAGACACTATTGTTAAAAAGATAAATTCTATGATTACTTCAAGCACCGGTAAAATTTCTAGTTTAAATAATAAGATTAGTAAATCCACAAACAAGAAGACAATCGCTAATGCTAGAAATGATATACAGTCATATAAAGCGCAGATTGCTAGTCTTAAAAAATTAAAGCAGAATGAAGTATTAAAAACGAATTATCTTAAAAATTTAATTAAAGAAAAATCAAGTTTAACTGCTAAACTTAATCAACGAACAGAAGAAGGCAAGGCATTACAAGAAGAAAAAACGAATTATCGTTCTTCTATAGCGAGTAACTTACAAAATTATGCAGGGTTCGGTGTTGCAAAAGGGCATACATCAAGAGACTTTGTTTCATTCATGAAGTACAGATTAAGTAAGATGAAAGAATACGCTTCTAATGTCCGTAAACTTAAAAGTATGGGATTAGATCCAATTCTTTTAAGAGAGTTATTAGCTGGTGGTATCGAGAACTCTATGCCTCGTGTAGCAGCATTAGTAAAAGGTGGCAAAGGATATATTGGTCAGATTAATACATTACAAAAATCTATTAATGCTGAAGTAAATAAAATATCTAGTGAGCAAGCGAACTTTGGATATAACAGTGATATTAATGCTAATAATAAACAAATTCAAACATTGAAGAATCAACAAAAGAAAATCGACAAAAAGAAAGTCGTTTATCTAAATGAGCGTAAACGTATCACTAAGTCTAATGTAAAAGCTAATCCGAAGAAACCTATAAGTAATACCTCACGTACTGTAACTACAATGCGAACACATAATATCAAGTGGGGAGATACTTTGGGGCATATTGCTCAAAGATATGGCACTACAGTAAATGAACTTAAGAAAGCTAATAACCTTAAGTCAGATATGATTTATGCAGGCAGAACGCTTAAAGTACCAACGAAAAAAGTGGTTCAGTTACCGAAAACGCAAACGGCATTAGATAAATCTACTAAATACATCATGGACACTGCAAAGCGTTATCAGTTAGTTAATAACTCTAGCAAGCTGAATAATCTGCAGAAACAACTTAACAAGATTAAGTCAGATAAAGATAAGAAAAATGATGTAGTGATTACGAAGTTAGAAAAAACGCTGCGAGACTTAACTAAAAAATATGACAAGCAAGACGATGTAGTTAAATTGCTTCAACAACTTGTCAATAAAAACCCTGATATCCTTTTAAATGGTGTCAAGCTTACGAAAGAAATGGATAAATTGTTAGCAACTAATTCAAAGATTAATGCAAGGAGGAAAGCACGATGAGAATAAAATCAACAGGATTCACTTATAATAATAAACATTCATCTGCATTTGATATCCGTATTACGGATATCAATCTTCCTTTGCCTGAATCTAAAGAAATAAGAGAGACAGTTCCTCATATGGATGGGGACTATGATTTCACTAATGCATATGGTCCTACAAAGTTTAATAATCGTAAAATCACAATTGATGGTTTTGTAATACCTGAAATCAATCAACGTATGATGCAATTGAAACGTGAAATTGAAACCTGGCTTTATAATGTCGGATGGCTAGAACTAACCGTTGATTATGATGAAGAGCATTACTATATTGCAAAATGTAATTCATGTACATGCAAATTGAACGTTAAAGAAAAGCGTTTAGATATAAACATCGACTTTGAAGCTAAACCAAAAGCGATAAGTAAGTTAGACGGCAAGGCGGTGCTTTAATGTATACTGTGAATTTAAAACGATTTGATAATACGGATAAAGTGACAATTTGGGACTATAGAAGAGATGATAATATTATGAAGTCTGGAACACTTGATAAAAGTGTAGATCAGATAGATGAGTTTAAATTTGAGCTTATTAATGATAGTCGTCAATTTGAGTCATTTTTAACACTCGTTGAAATAAAGAATGAATTAAAAAACAAAATCGTATTCCGAGGAAGAATTTTAATACCGTCTCAGCATATGGCTGAGGACGGTATTTTTAATTCTGATTATACGGTTGAAGGTGCTGCTGCTTATATGCATGACAGTTATCCCTCTTATAAGTTTTTTGAGAGTGCGACTCCAAAATCATATATCACATTTTTAGTTAATGAACATAATAAGCAAGTTGAATCATATAAACAGATAAAACTTGGTGCTGTAAATTTTACTATGAAAGAGCAGGTATCAGAAGCTGTAGAGTATGATACAACAAAATATGCATTCACTTATCTAGAGAAGACGATATGGCAGCATATTGTTGATGATTGTATTGGGCGCTGGGGTGGTGAAATATTAGTAAGATATGAAGCGGATGGAACTTATATTGATTGGTTAGATCCAGTAGGCACAAAGAAAGATGCTGCTTTAAGAATTGGAAAGAATATTAAATCATTCTCTAAATCTATTGATCCAACAAATGTTGTGACACGTTTAATCCCATTGGGACCCGCAGAAGAAAGTGCTGCTGGGCAGTCGCAAAGATTAACCATAGTTGAAGACTCGCGAAGCGGCGGTAAGAATTACATTGATATACCTGAATTACAGAAGATATATGGTATTCAAAATGGTATAGAGATATTTGAAGACGAGTATACGCCAGACACATTATATAATGCTGCAAAAAGGAAGGTTGATGATATAAAGAAGAATTTAGTAAAGCAGCAAATGCAGATTAACTTACTTGATTTATCATATATCGGTATAGATCCAGATGAGTATGAACGAGGTCATCAATATGAAATTTTCTTTGAACCTTTTGATGTTAAAGAGTGGATGCGAATTATATCAACAAATGAAGATATCACCAATCCACATAATAAGTCAGTCGTTATAGGTGAAAAACCATTATCTATTGACGATGTGCAGAAATCTATAGCAGAACAAAGAACAAAGTTGTTACAAAGAAAACTCACTGAATCAACAATAGCCCTCAATTCTAAAATCGGTGAAGTATCTAATGATCTGCAAAATGTAACAGAAGGATTTAATCAATCTACTTCAACGCTACAATCAAACATTCAGTCGCAACAACAATTGATTACTGGTGTTACTTCAGGTGTGACATTGAGTGATATTAACGGATTTCAACCAATCAAGAATAGTACGTTGAACGTTGGGATGTCAGTATTCAGAGTAAGTCCGCCACAAATAGATTATGGTGTTCAGATTAGTGATGGTTTCTTCACTACAACGAGTAATACACCACTTCAATTTGATGGCTATACCGTTATACATTTCCAAAGGTATCTCAAAGTAAGTTTCTCATCTTATATGAGTGATGGTGGAAGTGGAGTAATAGAGGTCTTTAGCTATGATGGTATAACAACGACTTACTACAATTCAGTTATTGTAGATGCTATAGGTAAAGGCAGTCAGAGGTTGAATGAATTATTAATTGATTTAGGAAGACCGACAAAAAGAGTGCTTAACTTCTATTTCAGAATTAAATCAAATAATGCATCGAGCATTAATGTAAAGACCTTATATGTTGGAACAACAGATTATTAGGAGGGATGATATGGAAGCTTGGTCAGTATTGACTAAAGTAATAGATGGTGAAGAAAAGATAGTTAAAGCAGGACTGAATCTCGTAGTAGATGATGACTACGACAGAGCAATTATTGTCGATGAATCTAAAGCGAGACAATCAGAAAAATTAGAAGTAAAAGACGGAGTTGTATCAGTGAAAAGTGGTATGATTCTTTTATCGTTAGATAAACTTAATAATAAAACAAGATTAAAAGAAATAATACCCGTTAAATTAAAATCTGAAATTGAGGAGGAAAGTTATGCTGGTAAATAGTATTAAGACAAAAAACAACTTTCATAATTATATAGTCATAAAACAGTCAGATAATACTAGCTCTATAGAGCTATTGCTATGTGGCGCTAACGGTTCGATACTTAGTGATCTGAATCAAAGTTGTACACTTACTATCCTTGATGAAGTTGATCAGTTGATCAGACAGAGAACTACGGAACAAATAGTTGACGGAACTGTAACATTTAGAGTTACTAACGATTTAAAAACGAATCCTCATACTCTAGAAATTACAACTTCAGACGGGCAGAAATTCCCGAGTAATCATGACTTCAAAATATTTGTTAGCTATACACATGATGAAAGTGAATTAAAGGTAATAAATAACTTATCAAGAGATGAAGCTTTAGCAGAAATTGACCAATCAGTTAAACAATTTATTTCTGAAAATACCGAGGATTACATCGATAAGGTAGCTACTTCAAAATGGTTGTATGAAAACAATTTTAAACCTAAAGCAGCTGTCCAAACTAGAAATGATTTACCTAGCAACGCTGAACTTAAAGAAATACGTGGAGTTATATCAGAAAATAAAATTTATTGGTTTGATGGTGAAAAGTGGCTTTTACAGTCACAAATAGATATGAATGGATTGTCTTCTATACAAGACATACTTGCGAAAAACGTTAATGTTAAGGCGTTCGGTGCAAGTGGTGATGGAACTACAGATGATAGCACAGCTTTCAAAAAAGCCTTATCTACAGTCGAAGACAACACTACGATAACATTAGATGGCAATTATTTAATTAACGATGTATCAAGTATCGACGGCCGGCTGCAAGATAAAAAGAATATTACGATAAGAGCGAGTGGTAGTAAGGCTACGATTAAGATTAAACCCGTTGTTAGTTCAGTTACAACGAATGCTAACATATCTAATACACAATATGAAGTACGTGATTATTATGAACTGCTGAAAGTGGCATCTTTAAACTGGAAAATCTCGCGTATACAGCTTGAAACAGGCAAAATATTCGAGTATATAAAGGTTGCTGATAAGTCGCAGTTACCATCATCTCTTAAAGAAACGAGGTATATTAAAGGCGCTGAAACAGGTGTAGCTTTCGAAGTTGCAAGTATAGATACAGATAATCCTGATGGTGCTGGAACTGCTCGTATTTACTTATTTGAGGGTCGTAATAACAGTCGTAAATATAATAGACTTAAAAGAAATGTTGATGTACTTAATGAAGATTTAAAGATAGTGCCAGATTTATGGTCTGATAAATGGTTACTTGATTTTGGAACTGTAGCAGTTAATACTCAAATTATGTCTAATCGTAAAATCACGCAATCTGATGGAAAAGTTGCACGTATTGATAAAGTAGAGACTTATAAAGACAGAAACAACGAAACGCATAACGTCGTATTGGTTGATAGTTTCGCACCAACACAATTAAGTTTAAATCAACCTTTAAGCGATAATGCTACTTTTAAGGTGGAAACGTATACTTTAGATATGACTGGTTTCGGGGCTTTGAATGGTTGGGAAAATGTTACATTTGAAAACATCATCTTTGACGGTTCGAATTACGATGTTGGACTTAAGCTTATGGACGACAATGAATATAATATACTATATACTTATGCTGTTAATAATTTAACATTACGTGATTGTATCTTTAAAAATGCTATCGCAGGTGCTGTGCATGTCGGTGGTGCAGATAATTCGTACGCTAAATCAGGTGATTATCCTCAGAATGTTACAGTAGATAACTGTCATTTTTATAATAATGGACGCAATGACATAGAAATTATACATGGTAGTCACATCATGATTAGTAATTGCACTGGAGACGGTATACTCGACATCGAAACGAATGGGGATACTTTGCTTGATGGTATATTTGTCAACAACTGTTACTTCAGAGAGTTTACACCTTATTCGCCATCTGAAGTCAGTAATACAAAAATCATGGTAAATAACTGTGTATTCTTTAATCTTGTAAGTCAAGTAGGTGCTTCAAGTAAAATCAGTAATAGTTATATTCATCAATTTTCCACATATAACGGTAATAACATAATTTTAAATACATGTAGTATTAATCGCATTAGAGGTGTACTAGGGAACGCTTTAACGATATTCAATAATTGCGATATATACGACTTGCATAGATCTGGAGCAGGTTCTCAAAACATTGGCAGATTAGATAGAATGGTATTTAACGACTGTATTATCGATTTGTCGCTCGTTAATCAATCAATTGAAAATAGTAATATAGAGTACGAACTAAACTCTACTTTACTAACTTCCATGAAAACTGCTGTTATTACACGTACTTACTGTAGCAACTCGATTTATAGAATGAGTAAATTAAATAACATCAAATTCTTCTTTGGTAATGGTGTTAAGTATAATGGATTTATTTCATGTACTATCATTTTGAAAGATGGAGATTTCATATCCGGAGACAGCGAAAGAATAGACATTAGAGATTCTTACATTTCAGGAAACATAAATTCTAATACAGCTAAAGGAAACATTTTAAATTCGGTTTTAAGTTCGACAAATAAACCGTATATTTACTGTCCTGCAGGACTGAATATTAATGGTTTAAAATCTGATAATTCTAAAGGGATAGACTGGAGTTATGTTAAATGTGCAACATCTCCTAATAAACTCACATTCAACGATGTTTGGGTGTCGTCTTCAATCCCTAATTTTTTAGGTATTGGAAATGGTTTTGAATCGCCTAACTCAAAAAATGTGAGTGCTGGAAGTAAGGTGTTTTATACAGATAGCACTAACGATTTAGCTACTGTTATTATTTATAATTCTGACGGTAATCTAAGCGGGAAGAAAATTACTTTTAATTAATGAGAAAACCAAAATTGATAATATACCTTCACAAATTGAAGATAAATTAAAGGTAATGTTGATGGAACAAAGTAATAAATAAAGAAAAGCAGAACGCACATTCTCTTATCTTTTCTATTGAAATGATGTATATTTAGGTTAGATAACAAGAGGAGATGAAATAATGGCAAACATAGGATGGGGATTAATAAGTGAAAATGTAATGGTTGATAACGATGGTAAACCTTTAATTGTGGGTCCACTCAATAGTATAACGTTACCAACTTTTCCTAATAACTATACTTTTTTTGTAAACTTTTCTGTAGTAAATTTAGAACATGAAACTGACCATAAAATTAGTATTTGTGTTGGGGAGTTAGAAACTAATAAAACAATATCTGATGGGTGGTTATCATTTAGCACAGAGAAGCCATTGCCAGAATTTAATGGTAGGTTAGGAACGTTTATGCAAAATATACAGTTAGCTAATGTAAAGTTTGAATCCTATGGCATCCATTTTATCGATATTTATACTAATACATCAGAAAAAAAATTTAGAATCCAATTTGATGTTATAGAGGGTTAATAAATGAATCAGAAAAAAATTGTGAATATAGATAAGTATAGTGATAATATTATAGTCCCTATTAATAACGAGGTATTGGATACTAATTCCTTTAAAAACAATGAAAATATTAATAGCTTATTCAACAATAAAAGTATTAAGGGTGATTCTATGAGCGAATTCATAACAAAAGAAACTTTTAATCAATTTGAAAAACGTGTTGATCAAAATTTATCAATTTTAGAAACCAAAATTGATAATATACCTTCACAAATTGAAGATAAATTAAAGGTAATGTTGATGGAACAAAGTAATGAACAACGAAAAGAAAGAAAAGAAGATCGCAAAACTATAATTACTTGGATTTTTACAGCTACTGGTGTTTCAATAACTGGTACGAGTTTGATAATAGGAATTGCAACTTTTATATTAAAATTTTTTAATATATTATAAAATTAATTTTTAACCTCTACTCACGCAAAGTGACTAGGGGTTTTTATTATAAATAAATTTAAAAAGGAGTTGATAGCCTTGTGATAAAGAAGTTTATTGATCGTTTAGATAATTTAAGTACTGAAGGCTGGATTGCTATCATGAATTACATCGACGTCAGTCTTGATAAACTAAACGATAGAAGTCAAAAGAATGAAGATAAAGTTGATAGGTTACGTAAAGAGTTTGATGAACTAAAAGATGAAGTTGGAGACGTTAAGGCTATCATAGACAGTAATACAGAACTAAGTAAGACGATTAAAAAAACAGCGCTTGGAACTGTAGTAACGCTCGTCATAGGTTACATCGGTTTCAAATTAGGAATAGTGAGGTGATAACATGAGAAGTCCTAAAGTAAATGAGATTTTCGTAATGTTATTTAGTCTGTATGTATGGTTCACATTAACAGTTGAGCCTAATCTTTTCCTTTCAACAAATGGGAAATCAGGCCAAATTTATACTACTTACATTGGTATGGTTGGTAACCAAGGTAATCTAGCTATTATAAGTGCAGTAGTTTCAATATTGTATTTTGCAAATCTGTTCACAAGAAAATATGAAGTGATTACCTTGGTGCATATTATAGGATTGATTTACTACTTATTTATAAGTGCATCGTTTCTTATCAACTACCCAAACATTGCATTTGGAGTTATGAGTATGGTTAGTATATGGCTATTCTACGATTTGATGAAACTTATCGATAAAGCAGAAGAAGAAAAGAAAGAAAAAATATTAAAGAAAAACGGAATTAAGCATTAGGTCATTGACCTGGTGCTTATTTTATATGGAGGTAAACAGATGAATAAAGAACTACAGTTAGCTTTGACACGTTTAGTCGTACTATTAATTGCACTAATCAATTCAGCTTTAGCACATTATGGCAAACCATTAATTAAAAGTGACGAAACATTTATCTACCAAACACTAAGTGACTTATTTTTAATCGGATCTATTGCGTGGACTTATTGGAGAAATAACAATATTACTCGCAATGCACAGCAAGCGCAGGAATTTAAAAAAGTATTAGATATTGAAGATAACAACGAAAAAATGGAGGGAAAATAATTATGGCTAAAAACGCTAAGATGAAATATAAATTTGAGACGAAGCATGTTGCAGGACTACCTAAATACAGATTTGAAACAGAGACAGGCAAACCACTGGCTGTTGTCTGGCATTGGGTAGGTAACTATAAGAGTTATAAATCAGGAGAAATTTCTTACATGAGCAATAACTGGATGAATGCATTCTACCATGCAGCATGTGATTATACAGGTGTAACAGAAGTAGCAAGTACGGATTATATTGCATGGGCAGCAGGACCCAAAGCTAATGGATGGACATTGCATATTGAAATGGTACATGCAGATACACGCGAGCAATTCTTTAAAGCGTTAGATTTCTATCTATTCTGGACTGCTTATCAGCATTATTGGTATGATATGGGTCGCACTGTAGATAATGCAGAAAATGATGGATGGGGTACAGTATGGACGCATAACGCAGTTTCAAGACATTTAGGTGGAACGGACCATATCGATCCTATGGATTACTTTAGCAAATGGGGAGTTACGCTTCAACAGATGATTAATAAGACACAAGAGTATTTAAACGCACTTTATGCAGGTGATAGTACGAAAGTTGCTGCCATAGGAGAAGGTACAATTATAAAGACAGTTACCAATCCTCAACCAGCACCACCAACAACTGCAAAGCCAGTTAAAAAAGCACCGCCAAAGGTAACTGCAGTGCCATCAACATTAGTACCATTAGAATATGTAGTTAAACCTGGAGACACATTAAGTGGGATTGCTAAAAAATATAGTTTAAAGTTAAACGATGTGATTAAACTCAATACTGGCATCAAACCAAACTTAATTAAAGTTGGTCAGAAGATTAAATTGAAATCATCAACACCTGCTAAAAAATCAGAATCTGAAGTTGCTAAAGAAGTTATTAAAGGCATTTGGGGTAATGATCCTCAACGTTCTACTAAATTGAAAAAAGCTGGATATGATCCAAAACGTATTCAAGCTTTAGTTAATAAGTTGTTATAAGTTAAAGGCCCTACACTCAAGATAAGAGTGTAGGGCTTTTTTGTGTCCGGTCATATACCCGAATATTTTATAATTCGGGTAAATAGCCGAAAGTACTTATCATTTAAGATAAGGTGCTTTCTACTGTGCCCGCATTATTAAAAAGTTCCACCAAAGTTCCACCAATTTGGCATGATAATATACGATAATATACGAATTGTGTTTAAGAATAAATTAAACAAAAAACGCTGAAACCCTTTGATAATAAAGGATTTACAGCGTTTTAGTTTTAATAAGTTGATAAGCAACTTATTAACGTGAGTAGTACTCAACATATCTTAATGTGTCCCAAAATATAATTAAATGGCTCAGGACACATAAAAGGACACAAAATTATAAATAGGTATGTGTTTTTATTTATATGAAAACTATGAAATCAATGTTTTATACTGCTATGTATTCCTGTGAACAGTGCATACATAAACCGTATGCAGGTGTCTGAGTGGGAACGTGACCAATTTATGAAACAGTATTAATAGAAGTAGGGTGCATATTACTTATTAAATCAAAGACAAATAGAATTTATCTAGTAAATGCCAGGTATTAAACAAAATGAATATATAATCAAAATCAAATATCTAAAAAGGGAGAGAATCTAGTATTCTCTCCCTTTTTAAATGGAATCAATATTTCAAAGATCGTGTAAGTTCTGATATTATAGGATAAATGTTCTATAATAAAGGTTTGATTAAAGTGTAATGGATGATAAGAATATTGTAAAAGAATCATAAGTGATATTAAGTCTTATTGATAATCCTGAATCTGTAGCTATATTTGAGTATTCAATTCCGGAGTCCAAATTAATGTAAACAAGAATACCGTCCTCTAAATCAATTATTGTGAAAGATAAGTCTGGTTCTGTAAAATATAGAAAGTTGAGAGTATTTTTAAGTTTATATGTATTCATTAAAAGTATATCTTCTTCGAATAACGCGATTTCTTTTGAAACATTCCTATTGTCATAACTTATTATCAAGTTATATACAGTACATACATCTCTTTCTTCCTTTTTCACTAATATAAGAGCTATATTATTTTCTTTATAGTCTCTATCTTTAAGTACGAACTTTTTTTCCATATTTTTGTGTCCTTTTATACATTCTTTTTTTGTATATATGAAGTTACGACAGGATTATTTTTTACTACTAATATTGTACTTGTCGCTTTATTTTATAGAATTTTAGCACCTATATTTCTACCTGTGTATTTGACTAAATAAAACTCCTATTAATTTTATACAATCATAATATAGTTTAACATAATTTGCTAAAATGGTATAAAATAGGTTTATTGTCATGTAGAAATATTATAAAAGGTAGAATAAAATTATAAAAGGTGAGAGTATATGAAAAAACATAGAGGACTTAAGAAAATATTTAAATCAACCTTGGATAATTATCATGAAAATTTTATTAAATATAATGGATATATAGAATTATACGTTCCGCAAATAGGTTTTATGAATGAAGATATCAATGGGAAAGAATATCAAATTATCAATGTTCTAATTGAAAATACTAAACATTCTATTCCAAAGGATGCAAATTTTATGTATGTGATAGATGAACTAAATATTTTGGATAGTCATATAATTATAAGTGACGATAGTAATGATTTTAATTTAAACCTCAGGCAGGAAGCTTCAGGAAAAATTCCTAATTATCTCAAACAAATAGAAAGTAAATTTGGTTTGAAGTTCACACGCATGGTTTCTATAACAGAAATGAACTTTGTAGATTATACTAATTTAGATGAAAATGATAAATTTGATATACTTTATTACATAAGAAAAGACAAAGAAAAAGTAATATTTGTAACAAATGTATTGTGGACTTGGAGTAGTATATGAAAAGAAGCATAGAACATATAAGACTTCATTAACATCTTGCATTTGTTTACTTGAAAAATAATAGGGTTATTTTATATTTTAATAAACAGTAGGTGAATAATATGAATATATTTACTTGTTGTGTTTGTGGTTACCTAGATTTAGATGAAACTCCATATTACGAAGACTTTGCGGGTAGCAATGTCATATGTGCTTGTTGTGGTTTTGAATATGGTGTTGATGATTATGATAATCCAAGCATTAATTATGAGACTTTAAATGATAAAGAAGCTGTAGAAAAGTCACACCAATTATCGAGAGAAGAATGGGTTAAAAGTGGATGTAAGGTGTTTGATCCTACAGTATACAGCCCTATAGATATTAAAGACGGAAAGTTAGAAAAAAGAAAAGTTATAGAACAGTTTAAAAATATAAATTATAATTTTGATAATAATCCACATAAAAGAAGTTAATTATGAAATTTCAACAGTTTCATCGTTGCTTCTGCAACTGCATTATCATAAGGTCAACCTTGAGTACTTAATGAACGCTTGATTTCAAAAGTCTTTAAACAATCTACGTGTCGTAAGGTCGCATAACTAATAAAGAAACAGACATATTCATTAACGAATATGTCTGTTTCTCTTGGGGTTACTAGTAAATAAGATATAACTAACAAATATCAGTATAAATATCTTTAAGTTTAAAGTAGTATGGACTATCAAAGTCATTACGCATATAATCATGATTCAAGTGATTATAAAATTCAATTAATCCTTCTTTTACAGCATGATTGAATTCATTTAAAGGTAATGAATATGTTGTACGTTTATCTTTTTCTTCTAAAATTGTAAGAACAATATTATTTTCTTTTTTAAATGTATAAATTTCAAAATCTACATCTAAATATGAAATTATATACTCATTCATAATAGTTGCTTGATATAAATCATACCATAGCATATATAAGTCACCAGTCTGAACATGTTTGTCTACAATTATATTTCCACTGTCTTCAATACAAATACTACCTTCAAAATATCCTTCATTATCTTCATTACTAAACAATTCAACTTTTTTAAAATCTGCACCGATTGGAATAAGAGAAAGTCTTCGCCCTTCAGATGTTAATTGGTTATTTTTGTAATTATATTCTAAGTCATTCAAATGTATATTATAAGCAAAGGTTGTAATTCTCAAAACATAGCCCTCCATTTTTAATTAGGGTAGAAAGAAGATGTTTTACCACTTGAAGTATAAACATTTATTGATTTTCCATTTTTTAAAGCTTTATTAATAGAGGTTTTATTATCTCTAATACCTTTTAATATGATAGATTTTATTTGATTGATACTCAAACTAGGATCTATCAT